ACGGGTGTCGTAGAAGGGTTGACAAGATCCATACGTGTGATAGATGAGTACACTAAATCAATAATTGAACAAGTGGAAAACGAAACGGAGCATTAAATCACATGGTATTGCAACCTAATATGGGAAAAGCTACAACTAATGATCAGTGGATTACAGATAATGAAGTTGCTGATCCTGATGTTCTTCCTGAACTTCCCGGTTATCATATTCTTATTCGACCTTTATCTGTAAGAAGTGAGACAAAAGGCGGCATTCTCATGCCGGATAGTCTTAAAGATGATGTTCAATATCTTACAACAGTAGGAAAAGTTGTAAAGGTTGGAGAATTGGCGTATAAAGATACTCACAAGTTTTCTGAAGGAGCGTGGTGTTCTCAAGGAGACTATGTATGTTACGGTAAGCACACGGGTCAAAAGTTTTTATATAAAGGTATCCGGTACTTGCTTATTTACGATGATCAGGTCATAATGAGAATAACTGATCCATCAGAAGTAGATCCAATGTATTCATTGGTAGCGTGAACGTAGAAGTCGCAACTGCGGAGAAAAGGTAAAATGGCTGAAGAAGAAGATAAAGGAGGTTGGACAGAGATTGAAGTATCTGATCAACCAACTGACAGTAAGGAAGAGATTGAAATTGAAACACCTGTTTCGGAAGATGTATCTCCTGCCGCTGAAGTTATTGAAGCGGTTCAAGGAAAGGAAGAGGATCAAGAGAAGGACGCACCGGAACTAGAGGGTATAGAAACAAAGGGTGCTGAAAAACGCATTCGTCAGTTAATTAAACAAAGAAAAGAACGTGATGAAGAATTAGATAAAGCAAGAGCAGAATTAAACCAACTTCGTTATCAGATGTCAGAAGTTGGGAAGTTAAAATTTGATTATGATGATGCTTTGGCTTCAGCAAAAGAAGGAGAAATTTCTTCAAGACTTGAAAACGCCCGTACTAAGTTTAAAGATGCTTACGAAGCAGGTAATAAAGATGGAGTTCTTGAAGCTCAAGAAGAACTTTCAGAAGCTAAAACAGATTTAAAACTTCTTGATCAACAGAAAGGATGGATAAAACAACAAGCAGAAGAATACTCAAATGAGCAGCAAAGACGTAAGACTCAATATGAGAATAGTGAAACTGCTAGTATAGATCCATTAGCTCAAGAGTGGGCAGAGAGGAATAAATGGTTTGGTAAGAATAGAACACGCACAGCAGTTGCGCTTTCTATAGATGCAGAATTAAAAGAACAAGGAGAAGATCCTAGTGATCCTTCTTTTTATGAAAAGGTAGATATTCGTTTACGTGAAGAGCTGCCTGAAAAAGATTCGGAAGAGGCTACTCCGTCAAAGCCTCGTCAAGTGGTAGCAGGAAGATCGCGCTCTCCTGCCTCTAAAAAAGTTAAGCTTACTTCGGAAGATGTTCGTTTAGCTAAAAAATGGAGTATACCTCTTGAAAAGTACGCAGCCGAGAAAGCGAAAGCAGATAAAGCTGATGGCGATTATACGACTGTAGTTTAACAAAAGTGTGCGGAGATAAAAAATGGTTGAAGAAGTAAATACGGTAGAAAACGAAATGGACGGAAGTTCAGTACAATCTGAAACTGCTTCCCGTAATACGACACGGGCGCAGGAGGAAAGAGAAGGCTTATCTCGTGAGGCAATTCTAGAAGCTATAGAAGATAACGATTGGCTCAAAATTCCTCAGAGTGTTAAAGATCAATACCGCTCTGAAGGATATGTTTTACGTTGGGTTCGTGTAATGCTGGATGGTCAGGATGACTACCAGAATATCGGACGTAAAGAACGGGAAGGCTGGAAATTTGTTATGGCTGAAGAATGCCCTGAATTGTCTTCTGGATTTAGAGTACAGGAAGATGGAAGAATGACGGGATGCATACTACGAGGTGACGTGGCCCTCGCTAAACAACCCATCGAATATGCACAAGCTATGACAGAAGCTGTTCAAAAACGAACTAATGAAATGGAACAAGCTATCTCCAACAGATTGCACAGTGACCATCCAGATCGTAGAATGCCTGTTACGGATTCAAGCAAATCACGGGTATCTACTGGTCAAAGAGCCAGATTTGATGCCTAAATGTTAAACTTTACTACTGTGAAAGGGGTAATCATTAATGGCTCTCGCAGCATCTTTTAATGGTTTAACTCCAGTACGAAAACGCGGCAGCGGTTACAATACGATGGGTACGAGTGAGTATCAAATAGCGAATACTTACGCGGATAATATCTTTCGTGGTGATCTTGTCAAAGTTAGTGCTGGATATATCCAACCAGTATCAGTCACAGCAGATCGTCCAATCGGGGTTTTTCAGGGCTGCAATTATGTAGATCCTAATTCAAGTCAACCCACATGGTCGAACTACTGGCCGTCTGGTACTTCATCGGGAGACAGTACGGTGATCGCTCATGTAATGGACGATCCATCTGCTATCTACCAAATTCAATGTAACGCTACAGTAAGTCAAGGCGATGTAGAAAGTGGAAACTACTTTGTTGAAATTTCAGCAGGTAGTACGTATACTGGACAATCAGCTTGGTCAGTGCAGGTTACTTCAAGAACTTCTCTTTCAAACCCACTACGTATCGTAGGTTTGTATCAGGTTCCAAGTAACGCATTTGGCGATGCTAATCCACGTGTACTTGTTCGCATTTCAAATCATCTTGATTTATCTGTTTCCGTTGCGAACTAAGGGAGGAATGTTAAATGGCTATTAATAGAGCTAGTATTGGCAAACAACTTCTTCCCGGCTTAAACGCTATCTTTGGGTTGGAGTACGGCTCAATTGATGAAGAGCAAAAGCCGCTCTTTGAGATTGAGAACTCTGATCGGGCCTTTGAAGAAGAAGTCTTGATGACTGCTTTCGGGGAAGCTCCGGTAAAACCTGAAGGTTCGGCTGTCTCTTACGAAAGTGCCAGTGAAAGCTGGGCATCTCGCTACACGCATGAAACAATTGCGTTGGCATTTGCTGTTACGGAAGAGGCGATGGAAGATAACTTGTATGACACTTTTGCTAAAATTAGGGCAAAAGCTCTTGCAAGGTCTATGGCTGCTACTAAACAAACTAAAGCAGCGGCTATCTTCAACAACGGTTTCACAAGTGGTCTTGGTGGTGACGGAGTAGTACTTTTCTCCGCTGCTCACCCTGTTGCTGCTGGTGGAAACCAAAGCAATGATTTGACGGACGCTGATCTCGCGGAAGCTTCATTGGAAACAGCGGCAATAACCATTCAGAAGGCCAAAGATGATCGTGCCATTT